CTTTACAATGGGATACAACTCTACACCACGCTCCCGTAGCAGGACCTTTGGTCCAAACTATAGGAATGTTGACTTTGCTTACACGTCCGGTAAAACGGGCACATGGTCTGAGGGTCCATATCGGACATCTCAGGACATCGAGAGCATTGATGATGTTGTTACTCCCGGATATCACCGTCTTATAAAAGAGGGTGCTATCATAAATAATCCATGTTTGTACAGTCGAAGCTATCTCTGGCCTTCCGGTCAGGGTTATGCACATTTCACTAAACTCAATGGTTCAGATTCCTTCGAACAATCCGGCCCATTGACCGCGAGGTCAATGGAAAAGGACTTTGGTCCGGGGTTTATGTCCATTGAGAGTGCTCTACCTTCATACAGCCTTACTACGGCTAATGCAGATAGAGCCAAACTTAGTGCAATTGCAAATATAGATTCGACACCGTACTCCTTCGGTGAAGATGCTTTTGAGATAAAGGAAACTTTACGTTTCCTTCGAAAGCCCTTAGGGGCAATCGGTGAAATTGCGGATGCTTTTCGACGTACTAAAGTAAAGTACATTGAACAGTATGGTATGGGAATTGCTAAGGCTTCTGCCTCAGCTTACCTCCAATACCAATTCGCATTTAGTCCTCTTGTACGGTCTGTAACAGACGCACTCGAAGCCTACTCTGATAAAGAAAAAGCCTATCCACCTCGCTTAACCGCGAGAGGGTTCTCTATCGAAAACTTTTCCGATTCTGGAAATGTTGACGGTGGAGCTTATAGACACTATTCTTATTCAAGGTCACATGATCTCAACTACAAAGCATCAATTCTTTATTCTATCACGAATCCCGTGAGGGATTGGCGATGGAAACTAGGATTTAGGGCCAAAGATCTACCTACAACTTTCTGGCAAATTGTGCCATTAAGTTTTATGATAGATCGCGTTTATGATGTCTCTTCTTTTTCGAAGGGAATAATAAACTTAGCTGACCCTAGAGTGAAGATCTTAGCTGGTAGTGTCACCAAGAAAGATGCATACAAATTAAATTTTGAATGCACCGGTCAAGATGATACCTCTAGCTATAGAACCGACTCCTGGACTGCAGAATCTATCAAGTATGAAGAATTTTCATATGATAGAGCAGTTTGGGGCCCATCTGTATCTGATACGATTCCGAAGGTAAACCTTCCTAATCTGACAGATACAGCCACTAAAATTTCAGAGTTAACTGCCCTAATACTGGGGCGCCTTCTCTGAATTCAACCTAGGAGACATTAAAAATGTCTATTTCCACCGCTTCCATCCTTGTAGATGGAACCGTTGCTACCACTGGTGGTACGGCAACAACCATGATTGACAAGGGTTCGTCTTTGGATAGCAAGAAAGTTATCCTGGACGATAGCAGCGAGTTTATCAATGCTACCACGATCGATTTTTCGATCAAGGACCCGAAAGTCAACTCTGGTTCACCCAATGGTTACACCCAAGCTCGCAGTTCGGTTAAGCTGTCAGTGCCACTAGGCCTTGACAACTCCAATCGTACTGTCAACACCATGACTCTCTCGCTCTCAGTCGATCCGGAAACAACGGATGCTGAGATCGGTAGCATGTTGGTGCTGGGTGCCCAGCTTCTCCATGACTCTGATTTTACTGAGTTCTGGACCAAGCAGTCGGTTTCCTAATGTTTACGTCAAGTTCGGCAATCATGGGTATCGTCTTTGTCATTGTAACCCTATTTTTGGGTATGCAATTTCCAAATGGCGATGTTCCGTGTTTTCCGTATCTCGACAAAAACTTGGATCCGAAATGGGTGTGGTGTCCGTCTAATCAGGCTGAATCTGATAAAGATTCTCCTGATGCTTTACCTGATAATTTTGGTAAGGCTAAATTAGACGATGTCAACGTACCTTTCCTCATACCTGGAGAAACTCCTAATGAAGAAAACTCGAAAGAGACCAGCGGAGAGTAACAAGCTCTTCGACCCTGACTTGATCGTGACTAAGATCAGTCAGGCATTAAGGCGTGATTTCGAACAAGCAACACATGCGTATCACTCGTTCGACTGCACGACGCTAAAAGCGTTTAACATTCAGATCGATGCTTTTGAGAAAAAGTATCTTTCATGGACCACAGACCAAACTCCGCTTGAAGATAAAGCTTTCTCTACTTTCGAGAAAGTTAATCTTCACATGGGGGAAGTTAATGAAAAACTATCTCTTAGTTTTTCACAAATTAACGAATCCCGTGTGCAGAGTAAGACTGAAGAGGATGTTAAAATCCATCTTCGGGCGAGAGCGTTAATGCTCTCAGTCCTCGGTTCATTTGACTTTTGTGAATGGTCTGATGAGTGTAGAAACTCAGCAGGCTCTTCTATCGGTGTTCCTTTCACGGATACATCGCTAGAAAAGAAGTTCACACTGCCAATGACTGTTACGAAACGTGCAGAACCCATCCTCCGATCAATCCTATCAGACAACTTTCAGTTGGCTGACGCTATTGAGAAATTCAATAGTGGAACTGTAACAGGTTCCTGGTTTGACCGGGTTGATGGATCACGCGCTACAACTGTTGACAAGTCCAACGATAAACG